GTTGAGCATGAACCAAAATTACTTTTACTACCATCATTATATAATGTTTTAAGATTTGTTATAAATGTGTCTTTAGAAGAACTAATTTTAATAATCATTTTAATTGTCACTTTACGCGTAGTCTGATGTTATTTCTAGGTCTATTACAGGATATTTTAGTTCAAAAATAGACCCGTGTGGTGGATAAATTAAACCGTCTTTATAATGTTTAACAGGATCAAAGTATTCTGTTCTATAATTTAAAAATTGTTCTAACGTAAAATCAAATCCTGCGTCTGAAGTAGACTTTGAAACGATTATGTTTCTTTTAGGTGTTATAATTCCCATTACGCCCGGGTGTGCTTCAATTATTTTTGTTATTTTATTAACATCAATCGGTTGCCCTACGTCAAATGCATCAAATCTGCAAAGATCAATAATATCGTTTGTAATTTGCAATACTACATTAAGCTGTTCAAAAGAAGATTTAATTTTGATTTTAGCTTTTATTCCAAAATTATAAACAGGCATATCAACAATATTGAATTTAGTGCCCAATGTTCTATATTGTCTAATGTATCTTTTTAAATTGTTTTTTAACCCGTCATTTGCTTCTGTATAGTGACCAGATTCATTTTTACAAATGACAAAAATATCTTTAATCCCTTCGTGCTTTCTATTATCTAAAGCAACAACTTTACTTATCTTACCAAAGTCTGAAGGCATTAACATGATTCTTGACAATAAATCTTCATGTGTGATTACTCTTGACTGTAAGTTTGCTGACTTAGGAATCATGTTCTTGATTTCTTCAAAAGACATGGGATCACTTCCACCGACAGATCTATCCGGATTATTACAAGTCAAAGAATTAACAATTAATGATTGTAATTCGATATCTTCGCTGGCACTGGTTGTTTCGTTAAAAATAATAATCGGATTTTCTATTACGTTTATTGTATTGGCGGGAACATTATGATTAAATCCGCCACCTGCTTTATAAAAAACGTTAATAGTCTTTCCTGCAGGCGATATACCTGTTTGACTAGTATTGATGACATCTCCTGGCAATATTTCTTTTCTAGAAAAAGTATTATTATATTGTAAAGGTAGCAACAATTCTTCAGGATTAGTAAAAATATTATCTTCTATTAATTTGCTTTTTTTGTTTCCAAACCTTAATAATGTTGTTCCTCTATCATAATCTTCTTCAACTATGTAACGATAAGGTGCAGGCTGAATTGACAAATAATCTTCTGATAGTGCGTTTTTAACTTTGTTAAATACTACATCTTGCGTCAAATAATCAACTTCTAAGTATTCGTTATTATCTTGATCGATTACACTTATTATTTTTGTAACATTAAGATTGTCTATTTCTATAGTCACATATTCTTGATCAGAGTTTGGTACATTATAAGTTTCATTTATAATGTTTCCGCTTACACAGATTCCTTTTTTTGTGAACGTAAAAGAAACTATGTCGCCATTTTCGTTAATATTCTCTCTTATGTTAGCATTATGCGCAAAATTTACATCTTCAACAAGGCTAAATGTTATTCCAGATGTTGATTGTAATTCGCTTCCTGTTTTTATTGTTGGCAAATTTTCTTTTGAATAACTTTGACTTTCATTTGCAGGAACTTCTATTACAAAGTCTATTTCAGCAGTTGACGGATATACTTTAGGAGTTTTAATATTTGCGCGTTTTAAAAATTTTACAACGTTCTCTGGATCGACTGCAGTTTCAAAATCTATTTCCTTGAATTGTTGTTCTGCATAATAGACTAAAGAATCACCTACAATCGCAGCAAAGTCTAGAAAAAGCCCGCCTAAAGAAGCTTCAGAAAAGTCTAATATATCTTCTTCGTAAAATTCTTTAGCATATCTTATTAAATCGGTCCTAAATTCAGAAAACGTTTTATTTATAAATACTCTGTTTTCTTTGTTTTTTGTTAAATGTTTTTGAAGACGATTACTCATATTTTACCTTGCTGCATTTATAAATAGCGTAATTTGTTGTTGTGTATTATTTACTATAGGTATCGTAAAGTCCAAGTCAATCTTATATATTCTTGTGTCAGAAAATGTACCTTTGTTTATTCTTGTAATAACACCATTACCCGCTAGTGATGTAGTGCCTGAGTCTTTTTCTATTTCACCTGTTTTAAAATTGATAAGTGTCAAAGTAGGCATATATTTGCTAACAGCATCTTTAACTTCATTCATAGCAATTTCAAATATTTGCTCGTCTGTAAGACTTCTATCTGAAAATATTTGTTGTAAGTCTGTTCCAAAGTCTGGAAAGCCAAGCCTTTCACCTTTTTTTGTTTGTATTAAATTTCTAAGATTATCTTTTACTTGTTCAACCAAATCAAAATGCATTTTAAAAAGCGTTTCGCCTGAAACGTTTCCTTTTTCTAAAGGTGTTTTAATACCGATTGGTCGTTTATTAACGTTACTGTCATTGACATAATTAACATTTCTTTTTGAAGACTTATTGACTTGACTAATCGACCTGCCTAGTTTTGACATTTTATCACCACTTATAGTAATTTATTTATAAATATTTAATCAAGAAGTTTTCGAAAATTTACTCAAAATCATTTGTAGATTATTTTTAATATCATTAAGATTGCTTTCAATATTACTTTTAGCTGTATTCGAATAATTTGAATAAGGTACAATATTTTGAACTGGCCCAGAAACACCTGACCCTGGTATGCCTACGTGGATATGTTGTTGAAGATCGTCTGTTATCTTTTTTAATTCATCAATAGTTTGTATATTAATATTGATTAAATCCTTAAGTAATACAACTAAAGAATTACCTAAGACTAAAGGTTCTGACATTTCTGGATCATAGCCTAATAATACCGTACTTCCTTTTCCTGCTAAAGACTGAATAGTATTCTTATCAACAATTTCAGAAATCGATTTTCCTGACATTATATCTTGATTACTTGCAATACCTTTGTCAATTAAGCTGCGATTAAAATTCCCGATGTATATTGAATTCCCGTCTAAGACAATATCACCTTTTTCGTCTAATATAACACAAGATTCCGATTTTATATCATCATTAACTTTTGCAATATTAATGACACCAGAAGAAATTTCTTTTTTTTCTGAGTTAACTGAATTGCTTCTAGAAACTATGTTTATATCGTTGCTATATAATAAAATATTTGGTTTTTCAGAGTTATCTATAAACATAAACTCTTTTTGCGGATTAAGCGAATTATTTTTACTCAAAATATCAGTAAAATTAACATCAGATAAATTTTCTGTCTTATCAATACCCCTTTTTTTATTTAATAAAAACGAATAATTACAGTTGATATCAATATCATTTCCTTGATACGACTCTTCAGCAATTTCTATTGTGCTAGCTGAGCTGTTTAAACTGTCGTCTGACTCTAAGCTATGATTAATAGGTAAAATACTTTCTTTACCGAATATTTGTCTAGGACTTTTTAAAACTTCATCAAATCCTTCAATATTACTTATTTCGTAAAAGCCTTTTGTAGTTTCTTTTAACTTAATTTCTTCAGAACTTTCTGAATCAGTAAAGTTTTCAAAATAACTAGCAAAATTATTTGTTGAAGAGTAATAATGACGCCCAGAAGTTAGCGCTATTTTTCCTTTTCTATTAGAACTGTCTGTAGTAAGATTTATTAACGTATTATTTGAACCTTGAAAACTTAATTCATGTGGTTTGGAGAAATATCTTGGAATAGCGTCAGGATAAAAATCTTCATTTGCAGACTGCGAGTAAAGATATGAAGTTACATCAGGAACATTTAACTCTGTCGTGTTAGTCTGATTAATGTTGAAATTATAATTAGTGTATGTGCCTTCTACTCTGTTTTTTTGTTGACTAATTTCTTCTTCAAATGAAAAATCAAATTCGCGATCTAAATGAGTATAATTAACATCTTCAGTTTCTAAAGAACTGCATATCCTAGAAACCCAAAAATGATTAATTTTAAGAAATGGTGATAAATTTTCAATTTGCGAATAAGTCTCATCGATAAAATACCACACATATTCACCAGGTTTAACAGGAGTCGATGTGTGTATAGAAGAATGTGGAAATGCTATAAATGCATATGGGTTATCTTTGCTGACGGTTAGTGCAAGTATTGCTCCAGGCGGCAAATATCTAGAAGCATCGAAGTTTGTATTATCAAATTCAGGAAAAATTTTAAAGTCATTTGAAATTCCAAAATTAGATATTAATTCTTTGACTTCAGAAAAATAATATTTTTTGTTTAAAGTAAAACAATGAATTATTTTTGCGCGTTTAAACATTATTTACCCGTTGATTCTTTCAAAAACATCATCATCGCTTAAAGCTTCGGACTTTTCTTCTTCCCTAGCAATAAGTTCAGCTAATTTTAGAATTTGATCATTAGATTTACTCATTCTTTCTAAATATTTTGACATTATAGCACCAATATTCATGTGTGTAGGTATGTCATGCGTCATCGAAAGATATGCATCATTAAATAACATTTTTGCTTTTTCTCGATCATCTAATGAGTTTTCATATATTTCTTTCCACAACATCTTTTTTTTGTCTTCTAAAGAGTCTATGTTGTCAAGGATATCTGAAAAGTTTTTAATCGCATCTTCTTTTTTGTCATTTTTTTCTAATTTAGAAAGCATTTTGTCAACATCACCTAACTCTGCCATATTAACTCCTAATATTGAATCAAATCTTCAGTTATTTCATCTAAGTCGAACTTCTTGTTTTCGCCAACATTTTTTCTATAAATTTTTCTAATACTTGAAAGCGATAAACTTAGTTCTGTACTATTAAGACCAGAAAGTTCTCTAAGATATACGAAAATTGCGCGTTTATTAAAGAATTCTATACTATCTATACTTTCATACAATTTTTTAATTGCAATGCAACATTTAATATCATTTTCGTCTTTTAAATGATCAAATATAAAATCAATTATTTCTAACATTTTTTCATATTTTAATCTTTCAACTTCAAACTTGACATCCGGGTCTTCGTAAACAGAATCAAATATTTCTGATTTTTCTTGCTGAGTTAATCCTTCTTCGTCATCAATAAACGCGCTTCTTCTAGTCTGTTTGAGTAATCTTCTACTCTGAATTGTTAGCCAGTTTTTTGCAACAACATTGAAATAAGAGAAAGCTTTTGTCCCTTTTTCAGGATTCCACTTATGCATATTCTCAAAAAGAAAAACTACTGCGTCATGTTTTAAGTGTTCAATTTCTTCATTCGAAGATTTAAAATTATAAACTGCAACTAAACTATTTACTAAGCTTGTAAAAGCAGGATGTATATGTTTTGTATATATTTTTTCTTTTAATTTAAAGCTTTCAGCTTCAGAATATTCTACAATTTTTTGTTGTACATCGTTACCAAAATAATAGTTTTTGTTTTTTTTATTCTCTGTCATCTTCTACTAAAGCCTCTTCTTGAATACTTGAAGTTATTTCGTTTGCTACATATAAAATTATATTTCTTGCGTCATCTATTTCATTAATAGCATTTCTTACTTCTTGACTATCGTAGAATACAGGAATTTCTAAAAGTTTAGAAAGATTCTCGTATTTTATATCTAAACTATCCAAAGAAGTCTCTAAAGCGTCTTGAATTCTTATTAAAGTTAAAGCAAACTTAATACAATAATAAACGACGATTATTAACAAAAATGTTAAAGCAATAATAATATAAAACATATAATCCATAATATACCATTTGTATTTTATGTTATTATTATTATATAATCAAAAACGTAAATTTATGTTAATGACGTTTTTGCCTGTTTAACTTAAAGCCAAGAAACAATAGTTTATTTACAATTGTCTGTGCCTTTAAACTCGCAAAACATGCAGGACTCTCTGTTCTTAAGATACATTCCTTTCCCGACTGTTTTAATCATACTGCTTACTAATTTTTGGCTTTTTTCTATTGTTTTAGGACCACTAGATACTTTAATTAATTGACATGATTTACCTGCAGTTTTTACTTTTTTCAGTAAAACAAAACCACACTGCACATTTTTTTTAACGATATTATGTTTTGTTGTCCAATAATCTTTGTATAAAATAACTTGTGCTTGAACGTTGAAATCACGCTGTTTGTCTAACGACCATCCACGTCCAGACGATGTTTTCCAATCTAAAATCCAATATTTATAATCATTTTTATACGGAATTTTAATTATACAATCGATGTAACCTTTGAACTTTGTATCATGCCCATTAATTGACTCGTACAAAGCTTCTTCAGCAGCTACAACTTCCCAATTAGGGAAATTTTCTTCCATAAAGTCAGGAACTGAAAGTAGGCTGGCTTCTGCCCATTGTAACCAATCGTTTAATTTATTATGTTTATAATTCCATCCTTGTAATTTTGCACGTGCAGTTTGCAAAACAATAAAATCCTCAGAATCAAAACCGTGCTCATTCCAAACTTCGATAATTTTTTGTTTAGCTTCTTCGATTTTTAATTCTCTAGTTTTAAGAAAATGTTCGCACGCATCATGCAATATCGTTCCATAATGTAAATGAGGACTCTCCTCAAATGTCGACAATTTGTCGATATATAATAACTTGTGTCTCCACGGACATTCCTTCCATTGACGAATTTCCGAATAAGAGACATGTTCTTTTAAGATAGTCATAAAAAAGACCTCACTTTCAATTATATTATATGAAACGCGAGGTCTTTTTATAAATTTAATTATTTATTAATTAAATGTCTGCACGACCTATTTCACACCAATTAGTGCCATTATAAATCAAAGAAAGTGTGTTAACAACATTATCTAAGGCAAAGTTCGCAGCACCATTGAGTTGAATGTTGCCTGTGCCGTGTTCTACAGTAATTGTTCTCGCAGCATCTTGCGCTTGAATTACAAGAATCATTCCTGTTGATCCTCCATTAATTGTTACTAAGTTATCGCTAAGATCACCTTCACCATCAATCTTATGATAAGGTTTTGTAGCTGTAACTGAGCCACTGGATATTGTAAGCTCTGTCGAATCATATTTTAGTGCGCCCTTAACTGTAGTAGTACCTTCAGTATTTAAAAATCCTTTTACGGTAGTGATATCTGTGGAAGCATTACCTAAAGTCACTCCGTTGTCAAAATTAACGCTACCTGTAACTGTAAGCGTAGAGAATTGTGCACCACCGCTTGCAGAAATAACTGCATTTTGCGCGTCGCCGTCGGAGTTACGTATTGATAT